TTGCAAGATGCACATATCTTTTTAAGTGATCAACCCAGCGACCCGCTGGTTAACGTGCTATTAGTAGAAGCAAAAGCGCTAAACGACACCAGTGTAGTAAGTGACATGCTGCCAATGCTCTCGTTAGCAACCACTAAATATCACGGCACCAGTTTGCTAGCAGCCGATGTGCTGATTGAGGGACAAGAGCTAAATGTTGAGTCAATAACACGCTCATTAACCCCCAGCATAAAAACTATAAACACTAAAGTGGGCCTAAAACCCGATGCAGAGCCAGCATTTAGCAGGTACAGAACAAAACGTATTTTAAGCTATGGCAACATAAGCGAAGTTAATATACCAGTTCCTGACATGCTCCTAGGTGACCCACATTACTTTGCAGAATATCAACACATGTATTATGGCGGCCACGGCTCATCGATGGGTGTGCATCTTATCGTAGCAACCAAACAACTATCACAAGAGCAATTAACATTTAAAGACGGTGTAATATCTGCTCAGCTATCCCCAGTGGTTACTGATAATCAGTATTTTACGTTGTCGTATATGTCTAATATAGATTTTAGGTTTCACTCATTTACTACCAGCGCCACCATTAACCTAGCGCCGGGTGAAGAGGTTTTACAAGGCTCAGTAAGGTTAAAAAAATCGGGTGACATCATTGTTTACACTGATGATAGGCGCGGTAACTTCATTTCTGAGGGCTATGTTTTTGCAACAATTGACTACGAAACAGGCATTATAACGGAAGTAACACCCGTTGATTATAACGGCACAATTACGGAAAACTTAGGCGCAACAGTTAGAAAAAACAATACAACTATAACTAGCAAACAATGGCAATTACCAAATTCAAGCTTTGTACGCGACTCGCTTTATATAACCTTTGAAACAGTAGCAGGAGCCACGCTTAGCGCATCGAGCGACTTAAGCGGTGCTATTACAGGCACGAACGTAACAGGCACAGTAAGCGAAACAGGCTATGTTGATTTAACGTTTGCAGAGGGCGTAAAACCAGAGTCAATTAGCTACGATTACAACGAAGTTGCAGTAACAACAGTGCCGTCTCCCGAAGATGGTTTTGATACCTCAAAACTGCCGGGTGGTGGATTGGTGCGTATATTTCACCCGTTCAATACATTAGCAATACAAAACCGCTCGCGCACCACAGCGGCTACGCTCGCAAATGCGCAGGTAGTTAACGTATTAGCCGATGCTGATTTTATCGACATTGTAGACAGCACTGGCGCAAGCTTATATTCAGCCACCGATGCAAATTATAGTTACGATAAAGCCAGCGGCAGCATAACTGTAAACGCAGGAATAAGCGCGTTTACTGGCCCGTTTATAATTACTGCAATTCAGTCTGAGCTTGGCTTAATTAACGCCATAGACGGCAACAAACTAAGCCTGTTAACGCCGCTCACGCGCGCATACCCAGCAGGTTCAGCAGTAAGCTCGGTGCAAGTGCTAGGTGACTTTCAAGCCCAAACCAAAGACGAGCGCACATTAGCTGCATGGCAAAACAATTTTGCCGACTTTGGCGCAGGTGCATCAAGCGCAATTAACACTACGCAATACCCAATCGAGCTTACAAACATAGGCGCAATAGCCCAGCGCTGGGCCATCGTGTTTACATCAACTAGCGCTTATAACGTAATAGGCGAATTGGTTGGCAATATATACAGCGGCGACACACTAAATGACTGCTCGCCAATCAACAGTTTTGCAGGTGCACCGTATTTTATATTGCGCAAAGAAGCGTTTGGCGCAGGGTTAAACCCCGGCGAAGCATTTTTGTTTGAAACACTCGCAGCAAGTAAACCAATTATGGTCGCTCGCTCAGTATCACCAGGTCATTCTGAAATAAAGCGTGACAATTCAACTTTAAGTTTTCGTGGAAATAAGGATTAAATAATGGCTTTACCAGTAACAATGTACCGTTGGGATGATGTAGGCGCACCGCAGATAGTAGATGGCAAACCAAGCGAATACATGAATGTACTTAAAAAATGTTTAGTTGAGGGGTATGGCTCTAAAGCATCACTAGGCTGGACGATTGAAACGGATATTGCATCACCGCCGGTATTGGCATTGAAAAATAACGCTGCTGTAGGCAGTGGGGGAGTTGCTTTATTTAGCGCACCGAGTGATTCGCCCGGTGATGATGTAACAGTGGAGGGCTGTAATGATTATGTAGATAAAGACGCCCGTGGCCGTCGCAGCTCATACTTTGGGTTTGACAGATATTCAACAGGGAGTAGGTTGCTGAGCAGGTGGTTTTTAATTGGTACAGGAAAGGCATTTTACTTTTTTTGCTTTTGTGAGAGTTCATATTCATCAAACAGCACTGGCACTCTACAAAACACGGCGTTTTTTATCGGAGACTTTGAATCATTATACCCCAATGACCCAGCCCTGTTTATATCACTCAGTGGTTCTCTAGATAACACGTCAATGAGTTGGAATACATCTTTAATCTATAGGTTTTCAGATTCATCCCCGATCAAGTTAACTAAGATACACCCCCTTGATGGCTCCGACTTTGGGCATGAGGCATCATTGGTTAGTTTGGGGGATAGTATGGGGGTGGGCACAGCTGCTACTTCGGCTGCAAACATTACGGTTTTATCACCGATATACATATTCATGGGCACTGGCAGTTTAAAAGACTCTGATATTTACCAAAATCAAATGACGCCGTTTAGCAGAGGTATTTTGCCCGGTACCGTGCTTGCTAATAGCCCTGGTTACCGTAATGATCCAATGCCAGTAATAAAAACAATAGATAAAACCGAGTATTACTTAATACCCAGTTCAAATAGCTACACAGGTTGCGTGTGGATAAATTTAAAGGAGTGGTAATGCATTATCCTTATATTGTTCACTTGCCGTCAGTCCCAGTATTAGTTTCATTTTTAGAAATAAATACCGACCCAGCTGCGGAGCGCTTACAAATATTAAATAGGCTAAGCGGTAAATTGCTAGTTCATCGCAGGACTAATAGCGGAAATGCACAGGTGTTTTTGCCGCTTTATTATTCATCAAGCAGTACGTTGATGTGTGTAATGTTAGATGATAATGGTGAATTTAACGCAGCTATTGCAGATAACGTGCAACCTATAATCATAGATTTAATATCATTAGACCCTAATAACCCCTTGCCATATGAGCCGCCACCATAATGTTAAAACTACGATTTATTAACTCGCACAAAGTTAATAAATCGCCGGTGCAACTGAGTTTTTATGTACCACCAAGCAATGCCTTGGTTATGCGATTTATTAAACCGCATGTAATAAACACATCACCATTAATAATGCGGTTTGGTGATGATTCAGGGCCAGTTGATCCAACGCTTCCAATTTTACAAGCAAACATTGGTGTGGAGTCTGGTTTAAGCTGGTTAAGCCCACTATTAATCGCATCTTACAAAGATGCCGCATGGCAAACAGACAGCGTTATAAACGAGATTCAAACCCCGTTTATAACGACTGAATTAAAAAGTAATTCATATCAATTTGACTGGCAACAAACCCAACTTTTAAACAGCGAATTAATTAAAAAGTGGGGCAACAATGGTGGCGCGGCAAATTACATACAAATGCCATATAAAACAAACACCCAAATTGCATACAACAAAGTTAATTTTAACTGGCTTAAAAAGCTCGCTGTAGAGGAAGTAGCTATTAGTATGCCGTGGTTTAAAACATCACTGTCAGTGAACTCAAGCAATTTACACTGGCATGTAAAGCCAGCATTAACAGAACGCGAACTCGTTATTCACTACGGCAATACCGATGCACAGTACATTTGTTACTGGAAAAACCACCCGTTTGCAGGTTACGTAAACCTCAAGTTTGATGCACCAGCTGTTATTAACCAAGGGCGCGTAACAATGCGTTTTAGCAACCCCGATAAAATATGCTACTGGGGCATACCCGGCGGCTTAATTCGCGGTGACGATGACGTACCAACACTCGATCGTAAAATACCGATAGAACCACAAATTAGGAATACATACATCATGCAGCCAACTATTAATTGTGTGCGTGTTTCAGACGATTTAAAAATACTAATCAGCAGCGTTAATTACTCTACATCACGCGGCCAATTTAGTGCCACAGCAAACATTAAATTTTGCTCGCGTATCGACTTTGAGCGCGCCCTGGGGCAAGAGCTTAAAATCTCGATAAACGGCTACGACTTCTATGTAATTTGCGAGCAGCCAAGCACGAGTAATCGGTTTGCTAACTCAGGTTACAGCGCTAACTGCCGCAGTCGTTTTGCGTTGCTGTCAGCGCCATATGTAAGAGCTACTAACTACGCGAACCCAACGGCTAAAACTTTAGCGGGGATCATGTCAGACATTCTAGTAAATACGGGGTGGTCACTCGACAATCAAATGATAGATTACCCAATCCCTACAGGTGCGTTTAGCTATACAAACCTAACCCCAGCAGCAGCGCTTTTAAGTGTGGCAAAGTCGGTTGGTGCAATGCTTTACACTAACGACGCAACTAAAACTGTTAGTGTTGTACCACAGTGGCCCGTTATGCCGTGGGACACTGCTAGTGCAATATGTGATGTGATCCTAAACGACTCAATCATACTTGAGCACAGCACTAGCCAAACAATAAGCCCAGAGCATAACGCTATATTTGTAAGGGGTGAGCAGCAAGGTGTTGCCTGTAAAATCAAACGCACAGGCATGCTAGGTGATCAGTTTGCAAGTGATGTAGTAGACACCTTAATTACTCACAACCAAGCAGCACGCCAACGCGGCACAGCAGAGCTGGCAAACAGTGGTAAGAAGCAAAACACAACAATTCGTACCAAGCTTTTAAACGATTTACCCCCGATAAGGCCAGGTATGCTAGTGGGTGTTACTTATAGTGATTCAACATTTAAAGCAACATGCGACAGCCTCGCTATAAGCGCCAGTATTAACGCACAAGGGGCTATTTCAGTAAGCCAAACAATACAGGTGATCAGTAATGTCTAACGCGTTAAATCGATTAGGTGTTGTGCTAGATAAAACCCAGCGCACAATTGCAACTGTGGTTACAGTCAACCCAAACGGCACTACACTCGTTCGATACAGTGATAGCAGCCAAAGCATAGCCATAGGTGATAGCGTCCCAGAGGGTGGCGTATACGTAGAAAATGGTAGGGTAGTAGGCGCAGCTCCAACACTACCATACACAGAAATAGAGGTTTAATTTAAACAGTAGTTGAACGGGGTGTTTAACCACTGTTTAAAGTTAATACACTTAGTGCTTGTTTATCATACACCTTTATCATTTAGAGCCGCGCGGGGTGTGTGATAAATTGTAACATTATCATTTAAACCCGTGCTGTTTATCATTTTTACTCGGCGGCTACAACTGAGGTGGCAAAAACATCATAAATTGATTATTTGTAGC